TTTGCGACTATAGTCAGAGCGTGTTTCATAAGCCCGTCTATTAAGATAGGATTGCAAAACATGAGCATTAGCTGGCGTAGGATTAACAAAAGCCTCCTTTTCAGCAGCGTTCATATCCGCAGGGGGAGCCATAAGCGGCGGCGGCGGTTCAGGCGTTGGGCTAGCCTCAACAGCAACATTGTTACTAGTTGCATTCTTATTGCCAGTGCCAGTTTCAGCCTCTACCTCTGGTTCTGTATTTTTCAAATTCTGTTTTAATGATTGCCGTATAGACAGTTCTGCTTCTTCACGGTCAACGGTTACTTCTGTATCTGCTGCGTTTGATTCTGTATTATCTTCCATTTCTATACCTATCGATTAAACATTCTTTTATTTTGCTGAGAAACTTACGCTCGGATGCGCCAGATTCTTGATCTGGGATGTACCCTCTATCGTAAGCATCACCAACCTCAATAGCTCCTGCAGCTTTATAAACCGCTCTGAGTTTTGATTTACTGGTATAGATTTCTCTTGGGTTTAGCGGATTGCGCGTGGGCTCCATCTCGTCTTGTATAAACAGGTCACGAGCATTAGACTGTACGCGGCGCTGAACCTCTTCTATTGGGACAACTTTTTTCTGTTCGTGGCAGTATTGAAATAGCTTGTATTTGCTCATAAGTCTAATTTTGCTAACCACATAAGAGCTTTAAGCCTCTTAATACGATTATTGCGCTTACGTGTAAACTCCTGTGCTTTTTGCTCTGCTTCTTGTAATTTTACAAATGCTTCATTTTGCAAATCTTGAGCTATCTTCATAGCCACTGCATGACGAGCCATTACTTGTTCTTGTAACGCTTGAATGGCTGCTACTGCCTGTCTTTGCTGTTCTAGTCTAGCAGATATTTCGTTTTCGAGCTTAACAGATTGTAGTGCTGCCTCTTCCATCTTTAGCTTAGTTTGAGCCATCCGTAGCTCAATCTCAGCTCGTTTAACGGCTTTACGCTCTTCTATTTCAGCTAGAATAGCAGCAACAACTTCTGGAGAATCGGTTTGTATCGCTGGTACATGTATTGCTTCTAGCTCTTCAATGGTTTCAGCGCCGTGAATAGCTTTATAAATTAACTTTTTCCAATCTGTTAAAGCCTTGCGTTGTTTTTGCAGTTCAGGCCGTTTTTGCCTAGCTTTTAGCAGTTGCGCCGCTATTTGCTCTTCTTCTTTTGATTCTGATTTGCGTCGTCTGTAACGATCGAGAATGTCGGATGTGTCTACAGCTACGCCACCACCCGTAATGGTATGTAAGTAAATTTGTGATGTTGGACCAACCAATAAGCAGGAGATTGTTTGTGCTGGTCCACCTTGCGGTGCAAGTAACGTGGTGAGCACCTACTCCCCCTTAAGCGCTGGCTTGCGCTTCTAGCAATTTAGTCAAAACCGCCAATGTGTTAGTTTCTTCTATTTCTAAACGAGCCAATTGCTCAAGATCGCCAGCATTTGTAGCGCTTGTTTTTAAGTGCCCGATTGTAGACAACTTATTTCTTACCAACGTAATTAAATCCTCAATTGTCATAATTACACCAACGGTATCAATTCTTGGGTTCTAACTGTTGTATGCGATTGTAAAAACAGCACATCGTATGTATCTGTGCCATCAAGTGCTACATAACATGCCATGCGATTACCTACAGCGGCCGTACCCGCCTGAATTTCATCTGTTGGAGTGTAAGGCGATAGCACGCGATTTTGCACATCAAACCTAAAAATTTGATTAACTACTGATGCTGTATAGTTGTTAAGGTAGAACATTCTACCCTCATTCTCAAATGGAGAATAACAACCGCTTACTGTTGATGTAAGTGTAATTCCGCCATCGATAACGATTGAAGCCGCCCACGATCCCGTTGTCCCACCGGCTATGTCTAACAGATCCAAAGTTGCTGCTGCACCGCGCCAACAGTAAATAAACGAGTGCCTACTGTTTTTAGCGACATCCGGCCTAATACCGAAACTTGGCATCCACATTACACCAGCCGCATGAACCGCAGGAGCGTTGCCAAAATAGGCCGTTGACCAAGCGTTTGCTGTGATAGAGTTTGTACCGTTATTGATCGTTGCGTCTGTGTAGTTGTAAGTATAAACCACGTTTGTCGCCGAGGATCTGGCGAGTATCAAATTTGGATACTCAATAACAAACTTAGCTGATGCGCTTGGCGTAGTTGTCCAGTTTGTTCCTAAAGTATAAACAGCGCTTGGCCCAGCAGTATGAGACGCAATCATTCGGCGTTGTCCAACCGCTGCTGGCGTTGTTGTATCTTGAACAATACGGATTTGAAAGTTGCGATATTCGTTAGCAACTACTTCGGCATCACCTAAAGTTGCTTGCCCTGTAATTGTACCACCAGCCGCCGCCGTAGCTGATAGCGCCATTCGCGTGCTTATATTGTTATCATACTGAAACGTACCTTTGATAAAACCTTCGCCTGGATTGCAATCATACGGCGTATATTGTTCATCTAAACAAACAAGGTTCGAGTCTGTAGCTATCGTAGCTGGCAAGTTTGTATTGGTTAGATTAGTGAATGTGTTTGTAGCAACTTCGAATGAACGCCACGATCCTGCTGCTAATGCGCCTGAAGAAAACATCATCAGACGACCCGCCAGCAATTCATATCGGTCTGAGGACGTTGGGGTAAATGTCAATGGATTGTCTAAGCGCAATGTAGGAGTTGTGCCGCCTGTATTTGCAACAATAAATCGCTCTTCGGTCTTCCCAGCAGTAAAGCCAATGATGCGGATTTTAAAACCATATTTGCCAGAACCGCCTCTATTCGCTAGCATATTGACGCCAACTGAGCTGGGAAGCGCTGTGGTTAAAGGAATACTGGTTGTACTAGCTCCTGATGCAATAGTGCCTTGTACGCCAAATGACGGCGCGAACACTCCAGTTGCGCCTGCCGCTAATCCAGCCATGTTCGGATTGCCAATAAAATGCCATGACTTTGTAATAATGTTGTATCGATTTAGAATTGAGCTAAGCGCGCCTTGGTAAATAAACGGATTACGGGAAATATCATTTCGCAAGTCCGACGCGACAAATACGCCCGCAGCGTGAACATTGGGAGCAGGTGCCGATGACACCCACATTTGACGATCGATACACTTTTTAAATACGTTTGCCATATTATGTAATCCTAACTCTATGCGTTAATGCCCATGTAGTTTGATTCTGGTTTGTTACTAATCGGTCGGATGCCAAACCGTTTAAGTTTGTTAAGCCTGAAACAGTTGTAACAGTTGTAACAGTTCCCGACTCAATTAGCGTTGTTGCTCGATACCGTTGCAAATCTTTTGCATACCCTAATGGAGCTAGCAAAGTTCCAACGATGCGCGTTAGCAACATTCCTAAGGTGGTGGAAGATCCCACTTCAACCGGAATTGGATTAGCGTCACTTACGTCGACAGCCTGACCATCACCGCCCGTAGCGAGCTTAATACGTTGATATAAAACTCCTCCAACGTCGTCGGCTGCAATTGTGGCACCAGATCCGGGCGTGTATCCTACATTATCGGCCATATTGTCCTATAAGCTAAAAATTCCAGAAGGACTCCATTGTACAGTTATGTTGCCACCATTAGGCGTTAGCGGCAACCCACTTGCTACAACGTCAATAAAAGCGATGAGGTTAGAAGTAGATGGCGTACCTGTATTTTGATATATTACAAGGGACGTTACTGTAGCGCCTGATACTGCCGTAAACGTAACGTCATTTGCATCAAATACACCATCTACTACAGTGCGACCTGCTAAATTAACGGGCGTTCCAACTACATGTAATTGTATTATACTAAAATCTTGATCATTTGGATCGGGTCCATAAGCGGCATCAACAATGCAAACAGAAATAGTATCATCGAGTAAATCAATAGGGTCAGTAGACGCTTGCCACGTTAGGAATCTGTTCTTTGCTGGATAGTAAAGCAAATTAGCCATTATTCTATTTCAATTCCGCTAGGATTTCCTTCTTCATCGAGGGTAATACGTTGCACCTTAATTTCGGGTTGTTCTGTAATTTCTATTGCTGTTGGATTGCCATTATCGTCGGTAATAATTTTTCCTGACTTTTTACGGCCTGTCATACCGCCCATGCTCATTATTTTAGGCTGTGCTACCTGATCCATTTGCAAACGAATACGGTCTAGCTGCTGTTCACTAGCCAATCGTCGCTCTTCCATAAGTTTTTCAGACTCAGATAGGCGTATACGCATCTGCTCAAGCTCTAGTTTTTGAATATCTAGAATATGCTGCATCTGGCTTGATTCTTGCTTAATAAGGGCTTTATCTGCTTCTGTCTGTGCTGTTGCTTGCACCTTTAGCATATCGACTTGGACGGATTGTGCTTTAATTTGCACTTCTTGTTGGTCGATACCTAGTTTTTGCTGTTCGATAAACTCTTTAAATTGTTGTTGTTGTACTGATAATTGAGCATCAAGCTGGTCACGCTGCATTTTTAGCTGTTGATTTTGAATCTCGATTTGATTCTTAACACTGCGGTCTTGAGCCTCCATTTGAGCCTGTTGTAACCGTGTCTGAGACTCGATTTGTGCAATCTGCATCCTAGCTTGCATTTCTTGCATGACTGGGTCAGGCGGAGGTGGTTGTTTTGCTGCTTCTTCTTTAGCTTTAGCAATTTCACCAATTTGCTGAAGGGCTTTGGTAAATATGCCATCAAGTTCTTTGCCTCCCTTAAACCGTTTAATCATGTTTTGAAATAGACTAATGCTAAAGTCTATAAGGGGCGGGTATTGGTCTACTAGACCGCGCATTTGGTCAAAGAATTGACCTGCGGTTTGTATAAGTTGGCTTCCTTCTTGTGCTTGTTGTGCTTGGTCGATAGCTACCATTGAATCTGTAGCTATTTCGATGCGGTAGTTACGTTTTTTGTTATCGCGAAATATCTCTACGATTTGCTGCTTCATTTCATCAATTTTTTGCAGCGGGTCAGGCATTGGTGGCGGCATTGGCGGCATACCCATGTCACCTGGTGGCATACCTTCTTGACCTTCTTCTGGCATTGGGGGTGGTGGCGGGGGTTGCGGGATAAAGATTGTTGGCTCTATAAGGGCATCGGCATCGCCCACATCGAAGATAGTTTCTGGCTCGAATTGTTCCGCAATAATTGTGCCAAGGTTTGCTATAGAATCAGAGATAAACTTAGCAAACATGTTTTGGCGTACAATTAGGCCAAGCGATGACCACTGGGATTCTAGCCTATTTGCGGTTGCTGACTTGTATTGTTCTGATGTACCACGAAGCAGGTCAGACACTTTAAGAGTCTCGTAAAGCTGCTGTAGCGCTGTTTGTCTAGCACCCTGAAGTACGTTAAGGGCGTTGATATATGGCTCAATGTTGAGGCTCTCAATGCCATTAGCAAGGCCACCACGTTGCTTGTAGCTAGGCCAGTTAGTAACGGGAATAACTTTTAGGTCGCCGGTGTAGAGTTGCTCTACTTGGTTGCCTAATGTTGCGTCATAGAGTTGGTTAGTGCGGATAGCTTGGGTAACGGCATGAATACGGGTTGTAAGCCGTTCTACCTCTAGAATTTGGTCTTTAACATGGGCGTAGTCTGATACTGGTACTACTGAGTCTGGGTCTGCTGTTTGTCGTATAACTGAGCAAGGGTAAAACTTATCAAACTTAACGGGTGGGTCAGATACCTCTAGGATTGATTTGTCACCCCCTTTTTGCATCCAATAGACTTTGCCTGTTGCTTTGCACCAAACTTCGTATAGCTCTGCTTTACCCTCGTATTTGTCATCTTTACGGGCTATATCTTTTTTAATTACTTCTGGGTAGGAGTCGTATTGGAGGTCTTTGGCGATTTGTTTGCCAAACTTCTCCTCTGCTTCGGCTTTATCCAAGAAGGCACGACGCGATTGCCATTCGATTTCTTGTTCTGTTCGTGCGTCGGAACAGTCGTAGTCAGAGTATTGAACCACCTCAAGAATTGCTTTTTCGTCAGCTTTTCGCTCAACTTCAAGGCTACTGAGCATAATACCGCCAGGGCCACTCCGAAGATTGCTCGTATCCCCATCATACGGTTTTCCCTCCCCGTCAATAAGTGCGCCCGTTGGGTCTTTAATTAGTGCTATTTCTTGTAAAACTGTCTCAAAAGTAGGGATGTACCTAGCCCAAAGTACGGATTGACCTGTTAGTAACAGTTGTAAGGCAGCGTTTAGACCAACTAGGTGAAAGTCAAAGTGAACATCCATAGCGTACTGAATGTTACGTTCTAGGATGACGCTACCTAGCTGGTAGGGGATGCCACCTGTACGTTTACGGGTATTAACTTCGGCGCGAGGTGTAGAGCTAAAGTAGGCGGGTAGTAGGGTTTGGTTACAGTACCACCAGACGTTAAGCCTACGCTCTACGTCATTTAGCATACCTACTTGTTTTTGCGCGTTATAAACGCGAATTGATTCTTCTGCTGCTTCTATGAATTTTTTGCGACGCTCTTGGGAGTCGGTAATCTGAGATTTCCACCACCTTGGGCTATACTTTTGTGAAAGCGGTGCAATACTCATATTCTAGCTCTACCTTGTTGTGACCTAACGCTTGCTATATAACTTTGTAGCTTGATAAGACCTTTATTGAATACCTCTGCTGGTTGCT